TAATAACAAAATAAATAGTATTAAATTATCGTTTTTGCGCTTTTTCTATCTGTTCTGCTTCGCTTTTAATTTGGTCACCCAATCTCTTAAGGAACCAATTGCGAAGACCAACAGGCAAGTTATAAGCTTCAATAAACGACCAACCTCCATGATATTTCATCAAGAAGAATTGTTCATACATATCTTGTTGATATTTATCGCTTAGGCCAAAAAAAGTCCGCCGTGAATGGCAACTCCAATCTGGTTTCAAATGAGCAACCAGAGCACACAAAGTCGTGAGATAAATCAAGAGTTGGATTTATTAATTTATATAAATCTCGGACGTATATTGAATCTTTAGCTGGAAGAAGTGGGATAGCTTGATGAAGTACTTTGGTATCTGTTACTCCATTGATAGATACAACCATAAGCTTTAATTGGTCAGAGAGCATTGTATCTAGGGCATTCTTAGATTCTTGTGCTTGCTTTTGTCTTTGTAGAATTACTTGTTCATCCTTACCAGACAATAATCTAATTTCAACTGGTGCATTAAGAATTGGAAGAGTACCAACAAATGTTCCTCTCTCGGTTGATTGTACGGATATTTCTTCTAATTGTTCTTGGGTTGCACCTTCATAAATTTTGCATGAGTCCAAATCAAATTCATATCCTTGAACCTTTGCACAGTTTGGACAAGTTGTTTTTGTATTGTATTCTGCACCATAAGCAGTTTTACGGGCAGCTACGATAATTGCATTTTTATCGCCAATCAAAAGTTGATCGAGCGTTATTCTTTTGTCTACAATAAGGTCTTGAAGTAATCTCTCAACTGCGATACCTTTCTTTAATAGATTTCTTGAAGTAAGAGTATCTTCATCTTTTGCTGTCATATATCTTATTTCAATTGTATCTTTTTGATATAGCGGGTGGTTCTCTGGGTAGAACAAACCTTTTGATGGAAGTTCTACGTGTTCGGTTGGTACTACGAAAGAAAGGGATTGCATGAGGGCTGCGGCAGCACTATCCTCTGCTTGTTTATGGTCTTGAGAGCCAAGGCCAAGTCTATCTAGGTTATTTCTCATTTATGCCTCTAATATATTATCCTGTAATTTCAGATGAATATGAACACCATTCTGGAACTACAGTAATTGAAATTTCATTTATATCGTCAGAACTATAATCAAAGGAACCAAAATCAACTTTTATTAATTTTGGCTTATGTATAACAAATATGTTTTGTTTATATGTAGAAGTTGATACAGCCTTTTGTTCAATAGAACCAGTAGCATTATTAATAGTTCTATCTTCTTGTTTTAATCCAAACAGGTCTTTGCCTTTAATATAATTATCGTTTGCAAATCTTGTTTCATTTACAATTTGTATCTTCTCGCAAAGATTAGGTAAATCAATTAAATTTGTTCTATTTTCTTGAAAATTTAAAATATCTTTAGGATCTCTATTTGGAACATGATGATAGGCTAAACTTCTTAAATAAGCAAAAAAGAAAGACCTTAAGTTTGGAGTTACGCTTTCCTCTTTTAAAGGTGCCATATCAGCAAAACTAATATTTATAGGTTCCCAATGAATAGGTCCATTTTGAAAATAATGAACATATTCATTCGCATATGCTCTTTCAAATTCTAAATTTAATTTTGGAGCATCTATTTTTTTAACAGAAAATGTCAAATTTGCTTTTGGACTTTCTATATCAATAGGTAAAAAAGCATTATTTGGAGTATATTCGCTATAAGCAAAATTGTTAAATATAGCTTTAAACTTAAATTTATTATTTGGTTCTGCTTTTTTATCAACCCAAAACATCAATCACCCTATTAGGTTTCTAACAAGGAATCGAATGTAGAAGCACCAGTTCCTCTTGTAGTCTTAAGGTCTGCCCAATCGTAGCGAATAGTAAGGGTTACATCGCTAATATCGTCTGAGCTATAATCAAGTTCTGCAAATGATATTTTCTTAATCCAAGCATTGTTAAGAGTCCAAGTTTCAAGTGCATTACCATCTGCATCAATTTGAATTATTTGGATTTGGTCGAATTGAACAGTAGCAGTTGACTTTGCAAATGTTCTCAAAGTACCAGCAGCGGAACCACCAGCAAGTGCAACACCTACGTTTGTTGGAGATTGATAACCAGATGCAAGAAGAACTTTATATAATGCTTCTGCTACATCTGTGGTATTGGCAGATACAGTTTCTGAGAGAGCATCGCCAGCACCACCAGAGCCAGCAGGGTCAACTACAGTAGCGGTGATTTCGTTCCAACTAGTTTGAGCAGGAAAATAAAATGTGTGACCTAAGAACTTATGAGAAGTTTCACTTATAGTTGCTTCTGGTTTGTTTACTTTCTTTACAATGAAAGAAGGAAGTGCGTCAGATGCTGCACCGAATCTAAGTAAGAATTTAAACTTTCTTTTTGGTTCTACACCAGCTTCATTCCAAAATGCCATGTTTTTATTTTCCTTTTAATATATAGTTCTTAGTCAACAAATGACGCGCCAGAATCTGTAATTGTAAAGTCAATTGCGATAAATTCAATTGCTCTTGCTGGTTTCAAATATATTTTAGCATATAAAATGTTTCTATCTACTAAATCTGGAGTTGTGGTAGTAGTATCAAGAATTACACGGAAGTCAGTTAAACCTAATCTGGATTTAACAGAAGAAAGGAATGGATTGACTTGGCCTAAGAATCTGCTCCAAGTTACTTCTACGTTTTGGTCGAAGAGAAGTATTGAAGCAATTTTTGAAACCTCTCTTTTTAGAAAGATAAGAAGTCTACGAACATTGATACGGTCAAGAGCAGAACGTGTTACTTGAAGTGTCTTTTGACCAAAGATAACAATACCTTCTGCTGGGAATTGAGCAATTGGATTGATGTTAGCTTCGTAAAGTGTGTCTCTATCTGTAGAAGTTAATCTATCAGAAACACCTAATACTGGAAGACCACCACGACCTTCGGAAAGACCACCACGGGTAAATCCTGCTGGGGCAAACCAAAGTTCTTGTGTTCTTTGACCATATGACATAGCGCCAAGAGCTACAACAGATGGTGGAACGAATAATACTTGGTCGGATATAGTGTCTCTAATTTGTACCCAAGGATAGTATGTTGCACCGTAGCTTGTGTTAAGACCTCTTGCTTGAAGTGTTTGGGCTACCGCTGTTGAAGTACCAGCGTATCTTGAAGTTTTTGAAGAATAATAAGCTTCACCTTCTGGAATATAAACATTTGGAAGATCGATAACTGCAAGTGCATCTGCTCTGTTTTCACAAGTCTCAATCAAGTTGGTTGTTAATGATTGATTTGTTAAGCCGGGAATAGATACGATATCGGTTACTAATGCTTCTGGATCGGAGATAGTATCGATTGCTCTGCGGTATGTGTAATAAACGTAATTTGTTTGTTCTGTTGGAGAAGAAGTCATTAAACTATTTCTTAATGGTTCTGCTTCTGTAATGTCAAATCCATCAAAACCATTATAAAGTGGCATTGTAAATTTGTTGTAACCAGCAGAAAGAATTGCACGATAACCAGCTTGTGAACCTGTTAATTCAGATGCCTTAGCAGTTACAGAAGTACCAGTGGCTCTTGAACCAGAAAGATATACATTTCCTGCTCCAACAGTTGCAGAACCAGATACATCATCAAGTGAAAATATAAATGAATATTCTCTGTATGTTTCATCGCCAAGATCGAATGCATCAGCACCAAATGTTGATGGGAAAGCTCTAGTTAAATCATAATAGCTTCTATCAAAGGTTGTATAAGCATCTTTCTCGCCAGTTGTAATACCAAAGTAGGCTTTTGTTGGTTGGGGAAGGCCACCAGCAGAAGCGGATTGTCTTAATGGTATTGATGGGAAAACAATTGTACCAGTTAAGTTGAGTGTTCCTTGATTTAGGAATTTACCAGATGGATTAATTGCCCTTGCAGCGGAAGCAGAAACTACTGTATTTGAAGGTATTGCGGAACCAGAATTAAATGTAAATCTTTTAATTCTTGGAGGTCCAAAGAAACCAAATGGAAGATAAGTTGGATCAATTGAACCACCATCAACGTCTGAATCCATTTCTACGCGAACATATTTAGAAACGTTAGGATAAGTTCCATATTCTCTTAATCTTCTATCAGTTTCGTTCCATTCAACATATTTATCGCCAATCTTTCTTGCGATATAATCTGGTGATATTGGATTGAGATTTACATTTGTATATACTTCAACAACTTTTGGTGCATTATCTGTATCAGTAGCTAATCTGATTTCTACTGTAAATGTACCATAATCATCAAAGTCTGTAGCTGGTGCTGTGATATCTTTGATAGAAACTTTTATGTTTCTTTGATCCCATTCGCCAGAATCAAGCGTTATAAATTTGAATAATTTTTGTTGTAGTGCTGGACTGTAAGAAGCTGTATTGGTTGATAAATCTTGAGCAATAACCCAACCAGTTTTTGAGGCTCTTGAAGCCATTCTATATTCGTTAAAGTTTATTGTACCACTTACTAATGGAGCAATAAATCCATAAGTAGCTGTTGTACCTAGTCCTACAACTTCATCATAACTTCTTTCAAAACTTTCACCTAACCAATAGTATTCTATATTTGTTGGGGAAGTAATTGCTGTATTTGTAAGAATTGGATTTGTATTGAATACTCTACGAATGTATTTATCAGAATCTGAATTAAGATTGAATACAGATGTATAAGTGCCAGATGGAGTAATTACCGAGGCTTTAAATTCAGCGTATGGTCCTGTAGATGGAATAAGAGCATTTGTACCAGATACATATGTGCTTCCAGAATCAGCTAATGTACCAGATAGAGTAATAGCACCCTCTGTTAGATACCATACAGCAGCAAGAGTACCAGTTACGCTTGAACCAGCAGAAGCAGATGGAATAACGAATAGACCGTAAGCACCACCACCAGAATCGGTAGAAGTAACGGCTGCTGTCTTCCAGCCTGCTCTAGCGGCAGCGGCACCTGTACCTTTTTGTGCGTCATTATTATTAGAGCTTTGATCACCCAATAATCTAACAATGTTTACAGCAGGAGTATTTCTTAACCAAGCTTGAGCCGCGAATGAAGCATAAGTTGGGCCTACGTAGTTACCATCACGCCATACATCATCACCAGAACGACCAGCGATTGGTTTACCGAATGTATCAATAAATTGTGCAAGAGAAGTAATATAAACAGGACGATTTGCTGGTCCTTTTTCAAAGCGACCAATTATTGTTGGGCCTACTTGGTTGGAGGTATTTGGAAGTTGAGAATTATCAATCTCTTGAACTTGAACACCGGGAGAAACGAATCTATATGAGGTTATAGCCATATTTTAAAAACTCCTGCTTATATATTATAATGTCAATAATAAATAGTGGAATATAAGCCAAAAATCATTTTATTCTCTATATTTAGATTTGTTTTTTGATAAATTGACAAAATCTATATCATCAGCCAAGATTACATGCTCTCTAGGTATTTTAACTTCAACAGCATTTTCTCTAATAACTATCTTTGGTTTTTCTTGGTTATCACCTTGACCAAATATTCTACCCAATACTTCAATCTCAATCTTTGAAGTATACATCTTTCTTTCTGTACCAAGATTAGAAGAATTATTAGTAACTCCAAAATCTCCTTTGATAAATGCTTCAAACTTATGTTTATCTTTTGAAGTAAATACAAAGTTTCTTGTATTACCATTTTTTGTAAAGAATGGAGTTATTATTTCATTTAGTTGTTGTATATAATCACATTTAATATGCAAGTTATACATAATATTTAAATGTATAGGAACTGGAACTGTTATGGTTTGATATACAACTTTGTCTTGTTTTTTATATTCTGTAGAGTAAAGTGGATATACTCTATTTATCCCATGTTTTTTGTTATCGGCATTTTGAAAGTTTGAAGTTTTAACTTGATTTACTCTTCTAGCAATTGTTACTGTTCCACCCTTTTCATCGTTAACTTCTCTAATATTTGCAGGAAAAGCACCTGTCTTTGAAGGGTCTTTGTTTATTGATAGTCTTTCAATTGATATAAGAGGAAGTTTTAACATACCAGATGAATCTCTTAAATCTTTATCTGCTTTTAATTGATAAGCTCTTTCTGCGGATAACCATATAATAGGAACCTTTTTCCATCCCTCGCCTGTTGTGGAGAATACATTCATATATTCATTTATCCACTCAAAAAAAGCTTGATCTATTGTTTCTATGTTTGAAGGATTAAAATCCAATTCTTTTGTTTCTATCATTGGTTAACCTACAAATATATTAAATGGAACTTTAGATGCTATTTTTTGTAAATTCTCAGCATCATTTGCTGTTTGTTCTGTTAACTTACTGTAAGTCATTTTTTCTAACATAGCCTTCAATTCTTCTCTTAATTCTTTTTGTTGTTCTTTACCCTCTGCTATTAATGCAGTACCGTTTAGAGTTACAGTTTCGCCGGGAATTGGAATAGAAGCAAACTTAGAGCGTACTTGACCTAATATTTCTTTACAGAGAGCCAAACAGAATCTACGAATCCATTGTTTACCAATTGAATTTATATTTTCATATGGTATATTCGCAAATGGAAGTGTATTCATGTTATTGATACTATTAGCAGGATTAGTATCAGCATCGTTATTTGATTTTTTCCACCCATCTTCTTCTACACTAAAATCAACCCAAAAGTACTCTGGTGTAAATGAATTTGGTACAGGAAAGATTCTTATTTTATTATTTATAATTTCATATGAATAATGAGAGTTTCTTGTATAAATAGAGGTTTCATAAGCCATTGCTTGAAGTTTATTATGCCATGCTGGGATAACTTCAAATGTGCTGTCATCTGCATATTGACCATATGTGGACAAATTACCAATTACGTTTAGACCACCGTAGTAACCAAAGAATCTCCACATTGATGCTGGTGTTTTATAATAGAATCTTCTTATTGTTATCTTTTTACCAGCTAATGAACCCGAAAAAGGCACTGGTCCACCAGAAGCTGGGTCGTAATTATTAAGAGAGGCAGATTGAATAATTTCTTGAATATCGTAATCTTGTACTTCATCAATAATTGGTATAGAAGCAGAATAAATTGATGAATTCATGCCAATACCAGCTTCTTGAGCAAAAGCATCGCCAAAGTGTCTTAAATAATCTAAATTATATTTTGGATATGCCAACTCTACTTTACCACCAATATCTGTTGTTAATTCGCCTATGTGATCAAATGTACCAGTTGTCTTACCAAGCAAAGTTGGTAAGACATTTTGTGCTTGATGTATATTAACAAGATATGAATATTCTAATACAGATTCTTCATATGCTGCATAAACATTACCGGGAGTTAACTCAATATCTAATATATCCCCACCTAACTTTTTATATACATAAGCAATTTGATCTGAAGCACCAGATAGAAACGAGACAGAACCAGAGTAAACTGCAAATGGTAAGTATTGTGTAACTTCTGATGGACTTCCAGTAACTGGTAAAACTATTGCACTTAAAGTACTTTGTGGAAGTAAATTTGGAACTGCCATATATTATTTATTTCCTTATGAATGTAAATAGTAATAAATAAAATAAAAACCCCCCGATATTTCTACCGAGGGGTTTTACTTGCTAATAGTTCTTAGAAACTATTATGCGCCGCTTTCACCAATGAGGCCACGGACGACAACAAGACCGTACATATCTGGTCTTACCATTTTCTTAGCATAACGAGTCATTACGCCTTACGTGGTACGAAGTCCTCTTGACCAAAGATGGTTGGAGTGATTTGAAGTGGTACGTATGGGGCATATACATAGCCGCTTTCAAGGAAGGAATTACCCTTACGACCTACGAGGATTACGTTACGG